CGTGGCGTTCCACGGCTCTAACCAAACACCAGATTCATCATGAACCTTTTTAAGTAAGTCCTTTTCTTTCTTCTCAAGAAACTTTTTGGTTGATTCCGCTTTCTCTAAATTTACCCGTACACCCTTACGTTTCATCTCAAATATTATGGGTAAAAGAGATAACTCGAGTTGCAGTATATTGTCGCAATTTTCTTTAGATAGCTTTTCAATCAATACGTGCCAAAGCTGTAAGGTTAATCTTGCATCTGCTTCAGCATATGTAGCAACTCTTGAGGCTGGTAGTTTCCACATTTCTTTTTTAGCGTCCACGCCATGCTGTTCTGCAGCCCTTTTAAGGTCGTACTCTTGCTTCTTCTCCCCTAAATAAGTTGCGCCTAAAGCGTTCAACGAATAACTAAATCTGTTTTCATCAAGCAAAGGAGCCGCTATCATGGTATCCAATACTCGACCCCTTATATGTATATCTTCTGAAAGAAGCCAGCCTAGATCATATTGTGCGTTGTGAAATACGACATCCATACCGTGATCAAGCTGATCTTGCATCCAACGGCATACCGTTTTTTTAGACATGTTGTCACCGCCTTCATGGGCAATGGGCAAGTAAGCATTCCATCCTTCCGCTGCTACAGCGATCCCGATCAACTGACCATCGTCCCTTGACCATCCAGGACCTTTACTAAGCAAATTAGGATCTTTTGTTTCAACGTCTATTGATATCAGTTTTTCTCCTGAAAGATCTGGTAATAAATCTGGTGGAGTCCAAGTTGTCTCATCAAATAGGTCTTCTTGCATACTATGTTCCTTTTAATTCTTTAACTAATTTATTAGTATAGAACTGCGCTTTTTCAGCGTCTTCTGTCTGCTTGCCTTTGTGATCCATTCTCCACAAATATTTAATGACTTGTCCCTTTAAGTAAGCGTTAAATCCTTCTTGACCTAATGCAGACTTGACCGCATCCAAACACTCAATCTCTCCGTTAGTATAATGTGGCGGGTGGTTTACATTATCCTTCTTCATATTTCGTAGTATCTCTGTGTTGTAGGTTCTAATATATGTAAAGATTTTTTAGCTCTTGTTACAGCAACGTAAAATACTCTGTGCTCAGACGAAGGGTTTTTTTGGTACTCTTTATAAGAAGCATATGACAAGTCTGTTATAACTAACACGTTATCGCTTTCTCCGCCTTTCATTGAATGTATTGTGCTAACCTTTATTCGTGGGTGCTTAACATTATCTCCTCTGCGGAGAGCATTAAGAACATAGTTTTTTGTATCTAAATCTATCTTAGATAAAGACTTGTGCCACCTTATATCTTCTCCCCACATTAATCCAAGGTTTTCTTGAGCGTACATAAGATCAATTAATTGATCCGATTTTAAAGAAGTAAAAGCTTTTGATCGAGTACTAAACCCTTTCATAAAGTCAACTCCCGACCTCATAAAACCATACATGTTTTTTAAAGCTGGCACGGTTATGCTTCTGCCTTTGACCAAATCTTCCCAAGACATAATCGCGTCATATGTCTGTGGATGTATACTTGTTTTGCCCTTACGACTATATACCCATCCCTCTTCTTCAAGCTGACGAGCATAAAAATTAGCTATGTGATTTGTTCTAGCCAACACGCACCAATTACCTTTCTCAAACGGAACGTCTGAAAAGCTTTGATGATAATGAACAGAACCTTCTTCATCCTTGGGTGACCATGTCTTAGGCGCTCTGTCTTCTATCTGTGAAACTATTCGTTGAGCTTGATCCCAAATCCGTTTAGGTAATCTATAAGACTGTGTTAGTACTTCCTTCTTTTTTGTAGCAGTTAAGAAGGCTTTTACATCAGCCCCTTGGAATCTCATAATAGCTTGATCGTCATCGCCCGTGAATATCTGAAACTTAGGCGTCTTTCTTAATACATTGACCATGGACCATTGTAAGGTAGACAAGTCTTGTGCTTCATCAACAAACAGAGCATCTAAATTAGGAGGATCGTCACGCTTTACAAAGCCCTCAATCATGTCTGTAAAATCTATTTTCTTCTTTGCTTTTTTATAGTCTTCGTAAGCCTCAACAAGTCTAGTTAACTCTGTCCAGTGAAGTTTGTAATCCTCTGCTTCTATAAAGCAGTTCTCCAGTGAAGTTTGTAAACTCCTGGATATCTGGTAGATAGACATATAGGCATCCCCTTTAGAGTACCCAATAATATCAAAGTCACTCTCTATAGCTGTTTTACTAGAGTTCGTAAAACTCAAGCCTACGGATTTCCCTATCTCAATAAAATCTTTAGCCGTAACAACATCGTCAACCTTATAGCCCCCCGCTCTAAAAGCCATTGAGTGAAGAGTCTGAAAATAAGGAAGGCTATCTTCTTCGAGACCTAAATCCAAGCATACCCGCTCTCTGCTTTCTTGCGCTGCCTTTCTGGTAAACGACACACAGGCAATCTTAAAAGGATCCATACCATTCTTAATACAATCGCGCACAAGATTAGAGTTGGTTTGGGTTTTCCCTGTTCCCGGTGGGCCAAGAATTGTTTTTTCTTCAATCAAAACGGAATATCCTGATCTTCTTCAAAAGTAACGTTAGGTAATTCTACTTCAACCTTATCCATTTCAGGTATGTACCAAACTCTTACCTGTTTACGATTATTATTACTGTCTTCAAAAGAATACCTTTTAGTCGAATCATCTCCGTTATTTAATTCTTTAAGTCTTTCTGTAACCTGACCTCTGGTATAACTGGTAAAATTATGACGTTTTAAAAATTCCTGAAGACCTGTTAATTTAAAGTAAGTAACACCGTCCTCTGTCCATGGTTTACCCGTCATGATCTCTTCAGGACTTTGGGCTTTAATCCTCGATGTGCAATACATCTCAAGAAGCTCAATAAACTGTCCCTTGTTTGTTAGTTCTTCCGGCACGGATACGTGAGTTGCGTTACCTAAAAGAATGTCTATTAAATCACGCCAATCGTTATCTTTAATCTTGGCTGGCATTTTATACATCTGTTCCATACACGCTCGTTGAAACTCTACCTGCATCTGCAATTGCTTTGTTGATAACTCCAACCTAGAGCCGTCTACGTCTACGAACCAAACGGGAGGTTCTGACTCCACCACGGTCAAGCCACCAATAGTCGCGGTTCCCTGACCAGTGCCAATTCCATACTTCCTAGTTTTGCAAAGTGATTTGTTACAATGGCTAATTAACGGTTCTTGCTTACATGTATACATATATTCTTTTTTATCTAACTGACTTTGAATAGTTACAATCTCACTTGCGGGTACAGGTGGTGTGCAATATTCTTGATTCCCTTTTTCTAAAAGCTGTTTCCAGTTGATAGGGTCAACCATACGATAGTAAACACCTAAATTAAGTAATGTACTGTTTCGGCATCCTTCGGGTATTCCAGACTCAGCTATTTGCTGTAGGCAAGGAGGTCCCAACGGAAGTATTGTTTCATTAGCACCCACCGTGCATTTCATTAAAGTCTCAACGTCTACCCGCTTGTTCTCCGCCCTATCTAAAAACTCTTCAAGTGTGAGGCTTTCACCTTTCTTATCTAAGGCGTATCTAGTTGTATACTTAGCGTTAAAGTAAGGAAGGTTTATAAAGTTACCTACATCTCCTCTTTCAACGATAACCTCTTCCTGTTTAGGAAAGATCTCGCACGTTCCCCAACCCAAGGCCGAAGCAAACTCAGAAAGCTTATCTCTAATTTCTGAAGCTGCTATTTTTTCTGACATGAATAAAAATAGATGCGCCCCGCCCGACTTAGATCGACACATAACTAAAGGAAGTTTTAAACGATTAACCTTTTTATAAAGGGCAAGTAGATCTAAATTGTAATCATCAATATCCAAACAACCAAAATAACAGTTGTTGGTCTCATCAATAGGAACACTTCCTACTCCACGCTTGCCATCTAAATGCTGTTCTACAAGATCCAAGGTCAGTGGTTCACGGACCAAGAAACTCTTAGCTTTCTTTTTACCTTCGCGCTGAGTATCCAACACAGTTGTTTGCCCGTGCGCTCCGCTATAACCTCTAAAAAGAGATGAAAATCTTTCTGCTACATTCATAAAAATTATGCCCCCGCTTCTTTAAAAACGGGGGCATCCCCAAACTAGAATGGTATATCGTCTTCCGAAGAAGCTGGTGCTGGTAGTAATTCCTCGCTAGGCGGTGGAGCAATCTGCAACGCACCGCTGGAGATGTTACTATGTAGATCCTTACAATCGGTATAAGCTTCTACACTTGGAACCATACCCTCATGAGCTATAGACCAAGTATTCCAACTTCCCTTATCATTCCCGTCCTCAACAGATTTCATTCGATACATGCAAGCATACGAAGGTAGTGTTGCTCCATTATGCTTTTGCATTGTCATCAAACTATTCCATAAACGAGATTTCTTTAGTTGTGTCTTCTTCATGTCAACAATAGCGGACTCTAACGTACCGTCATCATGAACAATCTTAACGTAATGCTGGGCAGTGCGAACAAGTTCGTTACCACTTTTCAACATTTCCATTCCTGTTCCCTGATCCCGCTCTGCTGATCGTACTTCCTCAGAAGATGCGGATAGTTCTCCTACAAACCCACCGCCTTGCTCTCTAGGAATAAACTCAAGAAGTTTTAACTGATAGTAAACGGGTATAACGACAACACCTTCCTCACCATCCCAATACTTATTGGTCACAGTGTTGAATATATCACCACCAGAAGCACCTTCAATAAAGCCAGCTTCTTTCTTATTAATCTGTGGCGACATCTGTTGTATTATTCTGAGAAAAGGTATCTGGAGGTCACTTGATGTAACTTCCTCGAACCCTTTACCAGAGTCTTCTGCAAATAATGCCTCTAGTTCGGCAGGTAGTTTCGCTTCTTCTTTTTTATTAGCCATGATTCTATGCTCCTTTTATCTTAGCTACTGTTCCAATATGTGCGTTAAATATCTCAAGATCGATCTCTTCATTATTTTGAACACGCTCACGTAATAATTTCTTGAGCGTTTGAGGTTCGACCCACGTCTTAGCAGTTGTGTCAAAACCTTGTCCTTCAAGATCAGCCTGTACACTCTTAGCCATATTGTCTTCTGTTACTCCAAAAGAAACTTTTACTTCGTTCTTTATAAAGTCAGCACAACCAATATCGCGTAAGTGTGAAAAAGCTACATCTTTTTGGATAGGGTCTTTCGGCAACGTGCCAGAAACAAAAGTTGATAGGCTCACTGTGTTCCCATCAACCACGACTTTTTCCATTCCAACCTCCTGCATCTTTGCAGGTATCAAATCGAATAGATAACTGTCGCGCCTTTTCTTTAAGGATTTGAGATCTTCTTCAGCTTTTGCTACATGCTTTTCAACGTCTGTAACTTGACGAATGAGATCAGATAATTCCCCACCCGTTTCAGTTGTCAAACCTTCAAACAAACTAGCATCAGCTTCAATCGCACTCCATACATCGTCATTCATTAAAGTATCTCCTCTTCAGGTTTAAAGTTCTAAAATGCCACCACGGACACTTATCTTCACTGGGTAATAAGTCTTTTCAAACTTATCCCACTTCAGTAAGCCGACACGTCCACGGTTGGCGTCAGCGGCGATTGCGAATGCAACACCGATTATGGCTGGATCACCCATTGCTAATAACCAATCATCTTCACCAAAGCCTTTTAGCTTTCTCCGTAACTGAGAAACTACACGTTCAGGATTTATATGAATTTGATCGAAGGGAGAGGCAAGGGGAACAAGGTCACCCCACTTCGCTGCTGATAAGATATCAACTCGAGGGTTTTCTTGCGTAACAAATACAGCCATTATTCTCTCCTTTCTGTAGCTCAGTATAACAGGTATTTTTTATATTGCAATATCTAATATAATGGACTAAGGTAGCCACCAATCATGGTATATCAATTTAAAACAGAACCCTATAAGCACCAATCAGATGTTCTTAAACGTTGTTGGAATAAAGTCAACTGGGCTTTTCTAATGGAGATGGGAACAGGTAAATCTAAAGTCTGTATTGATAATGCGGGCATTCTTTATGAAAAAGAAGAGATAGATACGTTGGTTGTTGTAGCTCCGAAAGGTGTGTACAGAAACTGGGCTAATCAGGAAATTCCAGCGCACCTTCCCGATAGAATAAAAAGAGAAGTAGCTGTTTGGAGTCCTAAAACAACTAAGGGCAACAAGACCATGCTGAACGAGTTTTTAAAACCGTCAGAAGTTTTTAGGGTATTTTTAATGAACGTTGAAGCACTGTCCACGGACAAGGGTAAGAAATATCTTGAGACATTTTTAAATTCTTCTAAAGCTATGTTAGCAGTGGACGAGTCAACCGCCATTAAAAGTCCGAAAGCTCGAAGAACAAAAGCTCTTATAAAAATAGGTCGGCTCGCAAAGTACCGTAGAATACTAACGGGCTTTCCTGTTACGCAATCACCATTAGACTTATGGGCGCAGTGTAATTTCATGGATGAAAACTTATTGGGAGACTGCGGTAATAATTATTTTCAGTTTCAATACCGATACAGTATTATGAAAAAAAGAACTGTAGGGAGCCACTCCTTTAACTTAGTAGTTGGCTATCGAAACTTAGAAGATCTATCAGGATTATTAAAAACCTTTTCATCAAGAATAACAAAAGACGAATGCTTAGACCTACCAGAAAAAGTTTACACACAAAGAAACGTAACACTGACTCCTGAACAAAAAAGAATTTACAGTGATATAAAAGAGTTTGCATTAGCTCAGATTAATGACACAGAGTTCATGACTACACCAAACATTATGACTCAGCTTCTTCGTATGCAACAAGTTTTATCTGGTCATACTAAATCAGATTACGGAGAGCTTATTGAAATAGAGGACAATAGACTTCCTGAGTTATTGTCTTGTTTAGAAGAGGCCGATGGTAAATCTATTATCTGGTCACGTTTCCGTTACGATGTGCAGCGGATTACAAAAGAATTAAACAAGGTTTACGGACCAGGGTCAGCGGTTGATTATTACGGAGACACAACTGATGAAGATCGGGTCACTGCCGTTGAACGATTTCAAAACGGTGATGCTAAATTCTTTATAGGTAATCCTCAAACGGGCGGGTACGGATTAACATTAACATCTGCTCAAAACGTTATTTACTTTTCAAATAGTTTTGATTTAGCGGTGCGTATGCAAAGCGAAGATCGAGCGCACAGAATCGGACAACGGAACACGGTCACTTATATAGACTTAATATCGGAAGGTACTATTGACGAAAAGATTGTTAAAGCCTTGCGGGGGAAAATGGATATTGCCAGTCAGGTGATGGGGGAAAACTTTAAGGAGTGGGTACTATAATATGTATGAGAAAAAAATATTTAAGCTTTCAGAAAAAGAAAACAAAAGAGTTCTTACTATTCTAAATAAAATAAAAGAAAGATATAACTACACCAATTCTGACATGGCTAAAAAAATAGACATGGATTACAACGCTTTTTATAGAATGATGAAAGGTCAACAACTTGTGATGCAACATTATGTTGATAAATTTAAAAAAGCCTTTCCTGATTGGGATAATATCTACTCATCTAAAAAAATTGTTAGGGATAAAACTTGTCCTTTGTGCAAAGAAGAGGGCGCTGTAAATGTACGGAAGGGACAATTTACGAAAGGAGTTTTTGCCAAGTGGATACGAAATGAAAGAAAAAAGAAATGTATGGAGTGTGGATATCAATGGATGTCTTACGAAATAGACGATACCTCATTAGAAGAAATATTAGTTAAAATAGGAGAAGAAAATGCATTATATTAAAGATTACAAATACACCATCGGGTACATTGTTTTAATTGTATTAGTTAATATAGGGTTCACCGTTATACCTTTAGTTCCCTTGTTAGGAGAAATGTTTCCTCCAATGTCCCTAGCTGTTGGATTAATTTTTGTTGCCAGAGATTACGCACAAAAAGAAATAGGTCATAAAATTCTGATTGCTATGCTTTTTGCGGGGTTGCTGTCTTGGTTGATGGCGGATCCATATGTTGCTTTAGCATCAGTTGTTGCCTTTCTTGTTTCTGAATTAATAGACTGGCTCGTTTATAGTTGGTCGTGGAAGCCTTTTCATCAAAGAGTTTTAATTTCAAGTGTGGCCGCAACACCAGTAGACAGTACTGTTTTCTTGTACATGATTGATCATTTGTCATACGTTGCGGTTATCTTGATGACCATAGCTAAAATGTTAGGTGCTTTAGTTGTTTGGTTTTTAATTAAAAAATGATTCATTATCACGGGACACCTATGACACCACGAGCAGAACTTTGGGGAATGTCTGGTAAATGCTTTTGCGTTTCTTTTTCAGAACCTAGGGATGCTGATGTTTGTTTTAATATTGGTCAAAGCGTTATGTGGGATAACGGAGCATTCTCTTCGTTCACTAAAGGTAAACAGCCCGATTGGGATAAGTTTTATTCGTGGGTCGAACCTCGATTAGGACATCCTCATTGGGCTGTTGTCCCTGATGTCATAGACGGGGATGAAGAAGATAATTTAAGGCTAATAAAAGAATGGCCTCATAGAGAGGATTGCGCTGCGGTTGTGTGGCATTTATCAGAATCCATTGATCAATTGCTGAGATTAGAACAGTTATGTTTTGGTAAGATTGCATTTGGATCAAGCGGTAAATATTGGAAGGTCGGATCCCCTGAGTGGGAACGAAGAGTGGATGAAGCCTTTAATGCGTTAGCGAACCACGGACCATTGCCGTGGGTTCATATGATGAGAGGATTAGCAATGGGGGGTAAACATTGGCCATTTGCCTCTGCTGATAGTACCAACGTTACTTTGCATTACGCAGAGCAACAAGTTACGGCTGAATACATGGCCAGACAAATCGATGGCAATCAATGCCCGATAAACTGGAAACTTAAACCAACTCAAAAGGAGTTATTAGATGCCTGATATTAGAAAATACAAAAGTGTAGCAGTTCCTGTTCCTACTTGGGAAAAACTTTGGGAGTTAGCTGAAAAGAACCAAAGATCTCCAGCCCAGCAAATAGCGTTCTTGGTAGATCTAGTTGAGGAGATGCCCAGCGATAAAGAAATGTGGGATCACTTTTCTAATGCTCAGAGAGGATAAAGAAATGGCTGGGTATGAAGAATACTATGAGGAAGTACAGGACGTTTTAGAGGATGTAAGTAGTGCCTTATCGGATGAAGAAAAGTCTATTGTTCTATTTAGAATAGCTCTTGAGAAAGTGAGTAACACGTTAGGTGTTCATCAAGCTGCCTACATTATGTCTCAACTTCTTACAACAACGTTAGGTATTATTGCAGAAGATGATACTGCGGATTACGACAACATACTTGATAAGTTTATAGACCAAACAAAACATTAATTGTGCTTTTTGTACCTTTTATGCTATTAATTAACTATGATGTATGATGATTGGAAGACCTTCGAGAAAAAAGATCATTGGTCGGGAATATTAATGTCTATCAGGAAGGAATCTGGTCTAACCAGGCCAGAGCTTTCTTTGTTGTCGGGGGTCGGGACAAGCACAATAGAAAACTATGAGAGAAGTAAAATAAAAGAGCCGTCCATCTACAAGGTTGAACAACTTTTAAAATGTATGGGTTACGACTTAGATGCGCTAAAAGAACTTCCTTGAAGATCTTCCACTACTTCTCCGCAGTCGCATATCCAAACAGTTTCTTCGCCACCAACTATCGGGGAGGCAAAAGATATTTCTTCATCAACTATTTTTTTACACCATCTACATTCTTTATCCACCTTGACCTCTCTTTCGTTTTTGAGTTCCTCTTACGTTAGATTTTGGTCCTAGCTTTTTTCTCATGTTTAACGGACGTAACTTATTACCTCTCTTTTTTCTTTTTTTAGCTGTATAAGACTCTTTTACTTTTCTCATTTTCGTTCCCACCTATAAAATATATGATCCCCTATTTTACCAATTTCCTTTTTGTCTGCGCTCCACTTAGGATTGACTTTATCAGAATGATAGTGCGTTGAACCGTCAACCAAATCAGCAAACTCACCTGCTAATATTCTTTTTGATAAGCTTACTGACCATCTAAAGGCATCCTTTTCTAATGGCCTATCTGATTTACCATCACAAAACCAACTAAATTGACATTTATGTCTAACAGGTATTGTACCACCTTTTGAGTATTTAGCTTGCCGTACAACCTTACATACCGTGTTCGGGTATCTTTTGTCCTTGACACGGTGCAAGACCACCTGAGAGACCGCTATTTGCCCTACAACGGGTTGGTTTCTAGCTTCATAGTAAATATTTAAAGCCAAACAGAAAACTGCAGCCCCAATCATACTCCACACATCCCTTCACACTCGTCCTCAAACATATTAAGTTGTCCCTTATCCTCAAGATTTCTAAAGTCTACTTGATCTATCGGGTTTAAGGAACGGTGCATATATTGTTTTGAGTCCTTGTTCTTTCCGCCATCTCTAATTAAAGAGTCTACAAGAACGGTATCTGCCCACTCTTCGGGATCTCCTATTTTTAACTCTCTCCAAGCAGAATTGTTATGGAAGGGGCATCCTAAACACGAAGATTTTCCTAACTTTCTTCCAGGATAATGAGACTCAAACCATCTAAGGCATTGTTGTCGGGACATACTTTTATCAATGAGAGGCCAAGTATTTTCAATCCAGCGTTCTCTCGATGGTTTCATTCGGGTTGCTTCATCGGTAGAAATTCCAATCCACAATTCAACACTGCCAACTGGTATACGTTGTCGGGGTCGGTATCCGCATAAAGATCTCAGTTTTTTATTTAATGGAACTATTTTGTAATCAAACGTGCATTGTCTACGACCCATTCCTCCCGCATCGGTATACCAAGGTATTGAAGAGAATTTCTTGGTTCCCCGACCACGGACAGGCTCGTTCGCGATAGCATCATTACGCAAACTGCCGTTAGTAACTCTATAAACGGGAAAAGGAAGTTGCTCCTCTAACCAATTAAGATGCTCGTAGACTGCTTTTGGTTCCCATTGCGTGTCTGAAAAGATAGCGCAGTCGGGCATCGGAAGTTCGCCTTTGGCTGCCATAAGTGCCATGACACTAGATTGAACTCCCGCCCCTAAACTAACTACAATCATTTCTTTTCCTTTTTCATCAGGGCAATTGCTTGGGCGAGGATTGACTCCCCGCCCTCTTCACGCCCACTATGCAAACTATGTATCAGTTGATCTAAAGGTACTCCGTATTGTAATGCCAAGGATAATACTACCGTAGCATCATCAAGAAGTATGTCCATGTCACTTCCTATTTTAGAACCCCTAATGAACACCTCACCAATGTCCAATGTCCGTGGATCAATGCCAAAGGACACGTAATACTTGTCCGTCATAGTTTCTATAACATTAGTTACGTTATGCCTACGGTTGTGTAGTCTCTGCCGTTTTGATTGCATTACCTATTTCCTTTGCGATTTGCGGGATGATCGAGTTTCCCAAGGCACGGATTTGAGATACTCTGTTGGGTACCCCATGAGCCAAGCGACCCACTGGGGGTTCAGACTCCCACCACTGGTCGGGTCGGTGTGGTTCACCGCATCCTTCAGCTTCACGCCCCATCTCTCCCCCTTCTTGTTCCTTCGGGAGAATGATCCGTTGTTCATTTCCACATTTTTTACTACTCCCCCTTCCGTGTCGCTTACTCTGGGGGTCGGCCACATCTTTACTTCGCTCGATAGCATCTTCTGCTTGGCCGTATCCATGTTCTTGTAGTCCGCTGATTGAGGGGTCGGCCACATTTCGGGATGGACTACCTGCTCCCTTAGATTTCCTGATCTTTTTCGACCCTTTCGGTTCTTTTGATTGATTGAGCATTCCTTTAAGGGTCGGGCTGGTAGATGATCCATCGTATTCGGAGTAGCCCATGTTGCCCAATTCCCCTTGTGCTTGAGCATCGATGGCGCCATTTGATTTCCTTTTGCTGTCGGAGTGTGCAATAATCCAGACCCTTTGGCGGAGGTGCGGGGCGCCAATCGCGCAAGCTGGAATATTAAACGTCCTTGTGGCGTAGCCTTCGTTTTCCAAGTCAGTGAGTACTTCGTCCAAGCCCAGTTTGACGATTCCAATAACGTTTTCTCCAATAACCCAAGACGGCCTACACTCTTTGATAAGTCTAAACATTTCTGGCCAGAGGTGTCGGGAGTCGGATTGAGCTTTTTGGAGTCCTGCGCTTGAGAAAGGTTGACACGGGAATCCTCCAAGAATGACATCTGGGTCGGGGTCGGGGAGGTCGGATCTTTTAACATTTTTTATATCTCCTAAAATTGGAACTTCGGGAAAGTGATGCCGCAAAACTTCTTTGCAATACGGCTCCTGCTCCACGAAACACGTTGTTTTAAAAAAATTGGTAGCTTCGAGACCAACTGCAAAGCCACCAATACCACTGAACAAGTCTAAAGTTTTCAGCATTTTATAAGTTCTGTAGTAGTACAAGTAAAGCACCACCGATAAAGACTAAAGCATAATATTCGATACCCATTATTTAATCCTCTCATAAAGTTGTTTAAGAACAATCCTATCATACTCATCATCAGTATTCTCACTGAGAAAATGAATTGTATGAATTTCGTGGGGTTCCAGAAAACACATCGCACCAATTTCTGGATAATCGTCCACCTCTTTTCTTTCATCGACAAGTCTATTAGGATCGATTGGTGCTTTAAGTTGGACTTCAGTTTTACCGTCCGCTGACCATGCTGAAAACGTATCCATCATTTCCATTTCATACGCCAATTGGCTCATCTTACTCATTTGTCATCTCCTCAACTAATACATTAATGGATGCCCTCGCAATTTGAAGGCTTCTATATTCTTGCTGACGGTGCGGTTCTTTTACCACGCTATCAATAGCTTCAATTAAAAGCTTTTGAGCGTCTTTAACCTTTTTAAATCTTTGAACGTGCTCTGTCGGATAATCATCTTCTGAAAGACGGTTAGTGTGTGTGATGCCGTGCGATGCCAATATTTCTTCAACCACATTACACTCTTCAACAAACTGATCGGACGCCCATTCAGAATGCGTAATATTACCATCCTTATCTGTAACAAAAACATCTTCTCCTTCATTTTGTCTGTACTCAGCAAATTCAAAAGCTTCCAATCTTCGCTCCGCCAATTCTCCGTACAAGCTAATATAGTTTTCAGTATCTAACTCTAATGAATTTTTCCAATTAGACATATCTATTCTCCTTTCTTGAGTTTCCAATAAATTTTTCCATTGAGGGGGATCGACTTAGCTTTGGGGTCGGGCGTTAGACCATCGACCTCATGCCATTTCGCTCCCGCTTCAATTTCTTTATGGATGGTGTCCAAGTATTCAGCGTTCATTACGCTGAATACAAGAACGGGCAAAATGATAAACGCTATCATTTAGTATTAGTTACGTGATCGCGGTTTCGGATATGGTTCAAGGCATCAATCAATTTTCTATAATCCGACATCCACATATCACCCTCACACATCTCCATGCTTCTCAAAGGATCTTCAATCAACTCAACAAACTTACTAAGCCACTCCCTTGGAGTAATATCACCGTTCTCATGATCCCAATACAATGTAATATTTTTAACTTTAGTAGCCATCTTATTTCTCCTTTCTAAGTTCAAAAAATTGAAAAGTGCTAACATCGTTATTATGAACGCACTCTGCTAAGAATTTTAGAAAATGATCGTAAGCTTCTTCTTCATTGTCCACTTCGATTTCATCTCTAAAAGTAACTTCGTATAAAGCCATCTCATTTCACCTTTCTAATAATGAAATTCATTTGCTTTAAATACCGCTTTCGCAAAACCACGTGGCGTTGCTGAACGGATGTTTTTGGTCTTTAGTGATTTACCACCCGTGCGACCATGGACGGGTGAGAAGTTCCCACTTTTGGTGGGGTCTTTCCGTTTATACACAAGTGTCTCATGTTGAACGGGGTTGATCTCAGGCATTGTAAAACGGTTCCCTGACCATAGACAAGTTTTCTTTCTGTAAGCGTCACGGGGAGGAATGTATTCTGGATACCTTGGATGAACATCATCTTCCGGTAAGTACCCACCGTAATCACATGGGTTAAAACTGTGATTTGGTTTGCGCCATAAAGTGCTCAATGCCCCCACTGGATTTTCTATGTAGTAAGGGCAATCCAAAGTGTCCGCCAAATGCTGACACGCTACCGCATTGTCACGTGCAAACATTTGGAACAATGGATTTTCTTTTTCCTTTTCTTTCCACCATCGCGCACCCGCTGAACTCAAGTCGGTGCATGGAGGGAATGCAGATAAGAATTTTGCATCGTTCATATGCCGACTTGCGATTTTCATAAGAACACTTTCGTTATACAGATCAGCATGGATTTTAAAGATGTTGCCACCGTTTAAGGGGAAGTGGGAGTCCAGATTTTCAAAAGCAGTACCGCTTGATGGTTCCAATTCACCCATCGGGCTTGGCTTGTGTTGAATGTCGTAAGCGAAACATTGATATCCGGCCTCTGCCCATGGACGCAATGCCTCACCAGTGAAATCGTATAATGAAATAACGTGAGTTTTTTTAGATAACTTTATTTTTTTCCACATGAGTTAAACACCCTTCTCAAAATAATGTGTAAGGTTCTTTGAAGGGCATATATGAACATCCCCATTCTCAGCTTGAATACGTATATTATTCTTTGAAGCTTTTCTATTCAATCCCGTAATAGTAAATGTCCTACCACTAAGAACGATTTCTTTATCTAACCATTCTGGGTTGAGATCAAACATGGTCGCGAATTTTTTAAAGTCCTTACGTTGTTCGTCTTCAACGGTTCCATCTTCATTGACAATGGACGCTTTCAAGGTTGTGCGAAACGTAGTGTCCTCATAACTTATGTTACCAATATTTAACTTGATACCATGAGCTTCTTCAACTTCTCGAAAAGCTTTATTGAGGGACGCTCTTATTGTTTTTAAACCAGCTTTGGTAAATGTAGTATACATCACATTTCTCCTTTCTATGTTTGCGTGATTATTTAACCTACCATGATACATGGAAATAAGTCAAGTTTATACTTCCGTTCTATATACTGGCGATTTGAAAAAAAGTTTTTGAAAAGTGAAAAAAATTTATAAAAAAGTGTCAAACAGTCACATTTGACTTTTAAATATTCTGTATCCATTGACCACTGTACATTGTAGGTAATCTTAGGTGTGACACTCGGTGTGACACTTGTGACAAAAGTAGTCCGTATGTGACACTTTACTGATCCGCCACCTTTCTCATTTTTGTAAAAATAAAACTAGATTTTGAAAACGCTAGTATATAGGATGGAAGTATGAAAAGAAGAATAGAAACTAAAGCCGAAGAGATTGAAGAAGCTCACGGCAGAAAATTGACCAACCGACAAAAAGAATTTGCCAGACATTTTGTTGATGGTACACATAGTAATGCGGAGTGTGCTAGACTTGCTGGTTACGCTTCTGATTGTGCCAAGGTCCAAGCCCATAAACTTTTGGATGCTAATTCGTTTCCTCATGTAGCTGATTATATTTTGGAACTTCGAGAGGACAGAGAAAAGAAATACGGGGTCACTCTTTTGGGGCAATTAAAGAGGCTCAGTGAACTCTCTCAAGGAGCCGAAGAGGCAGGACATTTCTCAGCCGCAATTAACGCTGAAAAAACGCGAAGTGCTCTGGGGGGTCTTACTACTGATAGACGTGAGACAAGTCACTTTCATGCTATTGAAAATATGAACCGTGATGAAATAGAAAACCGTTTAAAAGAAATTAGACAAAATCATCCTAGCGTTTTCACGGATGCAGATTACGAGGTCTTAAATGACACAAAAACCAGAGACACTGTTTTGGAACAAATTGAAAGAAAAGATACCCCTTCATTGGCAAGTTCAAAGAATTGAAAACCGTTATGGCGGAGGCATCCCAGATGTATATATATGCGCTGAAGGTTGTTCTTTTTGGATCGAACTTAAAGTAACAAAAACTAACCGAATAAATATCTCATCCCATCAAGTAGCATGGAATTACTCACATTATAGATCGGGCGGGGTAAGTTTCTTCTTGGTACACCCCCTCTCATCCCCTAACCTATATTTGTTTGGCGGGGATCATGGTCGGGGGTTAGTGACCCATGGTCTGCACGTCGATGGTTCGGGGTCGGGTCTTGTCCCTAGTCTATGGTCGGGGGACGATTGGTCGGGGTTGGTCGGGTCATTGATCGGGATCAGTCGGGGTCGGGTCGGGTCGGGTTTGCAGGTCGGGTCGGGTTCGGGAACCGTGGTCGGGTCGGAGACGGCTCGTTGTAGCTGGCCGGGACCAGGCGTATAAAAAATCCCGCTCGATGTTGAAAGGAAATAAGACATCGAGCGGGACGGTTGGCCAGTGGCGGGAGAACCACTGGCCGTGGTCGGTCTACTTTGGAGTGTCAACAACCGACCGACCTAATGGCTGCTTTTTTAACCTGCAATAATCTGCTAGTATTTCGTGAAGCTTGTTAACGCAATCTTGAAAATCGTCCGCCTCACTTTGCGAAAACTCCCTGACATTTAAATAATGATTTTCTAAAACCCCGTCAATTTCTGTTAGCGCTTGGTGCATGTCCATTTTTAAAACCTCTCAATATTATAGCCGAACCAATGGTTAGCGTCCG